CGGTAAAGTCAATGGCGTCCATGCGCTCATAGTTTGTGATCCACACGCCCGGCCCTGCAGGCGGTTCACCATGAGGCACTCGGAACACTTCAATGCCAAACGATTTACCCTGCTCAATGGTCTGCTCAGACACGGCCAAAGGAGCAAGAATCAGCACAATGCCGCTTGTGTGCCGCGCAACGTCATCAGCCCATGCCAACTGCATCAGCGTCTTGCCAAGCCCCGTATCAGCAAAGACTGCAGCGCGACCGCGCCGAATGGCCCACGACACAATGGCGTGCTGAAAATCAAACAGATGCTCATTGAGTGCGCCGGGTTTGTGGCCGGTGGCGACTTCAGATCGCCGCTTGCTTGCGACAAATGCGTCGTAATCGTTCACTTCACGCTCCTCATCGCCAGTCGCGGATCTTCAATCTGCATCGCAAGCCGAATGCATACCGCAGCAAGATCAAGCGCTTCGGATGCGACATCCTGCAGCACGTTAGAGCGCACAGCGTCGGTTAGCTCTTGGAATTCCTCAAGCGCAACCCCAAGGGCTTCATGTGTGCTTGCAAACGTGCCGTATCGCGCATCTGCCGCTTTTACGCGGGCTTCTAAATCTGCTAGGGTAAAGGCGTCTATCATGACGTTGCCTTTTCAATCGCCGCAACGGTAGACAGCTTCACATCAGCGGTTTCACCCGCCTTGATGCGCCGCAACGTCCGCACGTTGATGCCGGTTTGTCTTGCCAGTTGACTAAGGTTTGCGCGGGCAAGAATTGCGCGAAGTTGTTTCATGGTCATGCGCAGATTGTGACAGCAAAACCCTAGGAAGTGCAAACCCGACTAATCTGCATGGGAATTGCAAAAAGGACTTGCATGCCCTAGCTAATAGGCGCAGAATTCACCCATCGCAACAAACAACCCACCGGAGCAAAACATGAGCACATTCCAGAAAGTAACCATCGGCGGCGATGAGTACACCAAGAGCGTGACGCAAGGCAAGTTCGGCCCGTTTGTTGACTACCGCGTAATCCGCGTTTCTGCCAACGGCAAGCGCACATCCGCAAAGATGAACCCGACCATCCACCGCTATGCGATTGCCCGCGTTGAAGCAGCTCTGGCAGCGCAAACAAACAAGGACACAGCATGACAACAACCCTCGCCAACATCGGCGATTTCCAGTGGCACAAAGCTGCGCTGGACGTTGCACACAAATCGCATTGCAAGCACAACGGTGAACCAGAAAAGTTCCCTTGTCGCGTGGTGTCGGAATTTTGGGACGACCCTAATGGACCGTACACCTACAACCACAGCTTCATTTATCAGCAATCCGTGATTTGCGACCACTGCGGAAGCGAATCAATTGTCTGGCCGCGTCAGGCAGCCTAACCACCCACACCAAGGAGCAGACAGCATGAGCAAACCAGAAGCGCAAACGATGACATGGGTACGCATCAGCCCAACGGTAGACAACGACTACGCCAACCGCTGCCCCGATTGGCTTCCAGAGCATGTCGGAGAAGGCTTGTGCGCAGTGACATTGGATGTGGCCCGCCAAATTCTTGCCGACGCCGAGTTCAACAGCGACAAAAACGCGGTTGATGTTGGACCAAATGCGATGCCACTCAAGACATTCAACGCTTATGCAGCACTGGCAAAGCAGATCCGCGCAACGCTCGCCGAAATTGCCGCGAAGCAATCCACCCTTTCCGCATAAGGAGCCCGCCATGTACGAAGACGAAACCGAAGCCATCCGCCTGCAAGAGATTGCAGTGGTCGAAAACATCCGCGCCGCCTATGCCGATTGGTTTGCTGACAATCCCGGTGAACACGCAGTGCCCGAGGTGCGCCGCTCTGCACACGGCGGCTGGGAGGTGCAGCTGCAATCCGTCGCCGAAGCCGTGCGCTACCAGATCGACAGCAAAGCCCCTCTCGCTGCTGTTGTCGCGCTGCTGCAAGGCCGGGGCACCGTGGACGCGCTGCGTGATGTGCTGGTCGAGGACTACATCGAACGCAATGCCGGTGATGTGGCGCAAGAGCGGGCGGCATGGGATGCGCCTAGCGTTTATCCGTTTTTGACAAAGGAAGCGACATGACCACCGCAATCCTCGCCGTGATCGGCTACATCGCCCTGATCGCCATCGTCCTGGCGGCGCTTCGCAAGATGAACGGCAGCGACACCGACGCACAGGAAGCCGCTGATTCTGTCCGGCAGGCGCTGGACTTTGAGGAACTGCGCACGTACACGCGCCCACACATCAAAGCCGGAACGGCATATGGAAAGGAAGTGCTGTGATGACGCACAGAGAAGCAGCAGAAGACCTCGCTGAATTTGAGCGCACTGGCGGCCCTGCATTTCCTTGGGATGGCATGGGCGATGACGGCATGACCCTGCGCGACTACTTTGCAGCCAAAGCGATGGCGGCATTGATTGCCGAGCCGCCGTGGGGCGATGGCACGGATTCAATGCTTGTCTCTTTATCGCCAGCGTTTAAGGGAACCCCAGATGCGCGGTTTGCTCTTGTGGCGTACAAGCTGGCCGACGCCATGCTGAAAGCGAGGAACGCATGAAAAACTACACCATCCCCCGCACGATGGAATCTGGTCACTGGTCGTTCAACGCCGACCCCATTGAACACTACCCGCAGTCGCGCACAGAACGCGCTGCAGGCGTCTTTCTCGCTGTGGTGATCGGCGTGATGATGGCGCTGGCCTTGGTCGTATGGTGGTCAGCATGACGACAGCATGGGATCGGGCGTACTTGGCACGAAAGCCAGCCAAGACCTACACCACTACCATTGAGCTGCGCGGCGGCGATGCGGAGATTGTCGTGGAGTACGACTACTTCAAAGGTAGCCCCGGACGCACCTACGGCCCGCCGGAACTCTGCTACCCGTCAGAGCCTGCGCATGTCGAGATCATCGCCGTGACGTATGGCGGCGTGACGATCACCGACAGCTTGAGCGAGTCGCAGCTTGAGAGTTTAGAGCAGGAAATCGAGGAGCATTTGACGGCAAAGGCAGAAGCCGACCAGTGCGCCTATTACGACAGATTGCGCGACGAAAGGTTTGCATTGTGAGCAAGGCCGTATACATCCTCGCGCACCCAACGGCACGGCAAAGGGCTGTAGATGCCGTCAGGAACGCGCCAGAGGGCTTTTGCGTGACCGTGGCAGAGCCTACCCGCAACCTAGAGCAAAACGCCGCGCTGTGGGCGATCCTGAGCGAAGTATCGGAGCATGTCGTATGGCATGGCCGCAAACTGTCGCCAGAGGATTGGAAGCACGTTTTTACCGCCAGCCTAAAGCGCATGGATGTCGTGCCAAACCTTGAGGGCACGGGCTTCGTGGCTTTGGGGCTGTCCACAAGCAAGATGAGCAAGCGCGAGTTTTCTGATCTGCTGGAACTGGTGAACGCCTTCGCGGCCGAGCGCATCGAGGTGACGGCATGAGCGGCGGAAGCATGAATTATTTGTACTCAAAAATTGAGTACGAAGCAACATTTTTGCAAAACACGCCCGAGCGCAGGGCATTTGCAAAGCATCTGCACTTGGTTGCAAAGGCGCTGCATGACATTGAATGGGTTGACAGCGGCGACTACAGCAAGGGCGGAGACACAAAGGCTATCCGCGCATGCCTGAACGACGGCGCAATTCTTGCGGAGGCAATTGATGCGGCAAAAGAGGCTTATGAAGAACTTGGCGCGGCGATTGCGAAGGCTGAAAGCAAATGACCCGCTCCAAGTTCCCCTACATCCGCAGCCGCGCCCACCTCATGGCCGTTGCCTCTCTTGACTGCCAACTGTGCGGCAAGGGTGGCCCATCGCAAGCCGCGCACTCAAATCAGGCCATCCACGGCAAGGGGCGGTCGATCAAGGCAAGCGACGAATACACCGCCGCACTGTGCCAGCGTTGCCACGCCGAGATAGACAGCGGGCACCACCTGACAAGCGAAGAGCGCACGCGCATATGGGATTTGGCGTATCAGCGGACATGCGCCGCCCTAGGGAAAACCCGAATTGAAAACCCGGCAAAACGCAAGAAAATTGCGACATGACAGACGAACAAGAAACCGCAATAGCTCGCCTGACGCTGCGCCATGCGGAATCATGGGCAAGGGCGTATGCAAAGCGGGAGGACGAAGCCGCCG